TAGCAACTGCAGCAGTCACATTTGGAACAAATATATGGTAGTTACCAGCAGTATCATTAAAATTAACATCAATTTCAGTGATAGATTGTGTAGCACTTAATTGTTCATTAAATGATGTTACACCAGCACCTACTATTTCTGTACCACTTACGGCTGCGTTTGTTGCAGTTCCACTTGTAGAACTAAGTGCTAAGTTACCAGCTAATGTTTGTCCAGCAGCAGTTGTAATACCAATTAAAGCTCTGTGTATAAAAATTTTACTTGGAGTCACTAGTCCATCAGGTGCATCTGCATTTAATGTTCCTAATTCTACTAAACAATCTCCGTCTGCGTAAGCAGTAGATGCTGCATTAGTACTAGCTAATGTTCCAGCAAATGATTGTATTTTACGAGTTCCTAAAGATACTAATTGTCCAGTTGAGTTAACTGAAAAACCAGTTTCTGTCACAGCACCGCTTGTGCCGTCCTTATTAATTACATTGAATCCACCTTCTGATCGAACTGGACCCGAAAAAGTTGTGTTAGCCATGTTAATTCTCCCGTCTTGGCAAGTGTCAATCACATTATGCGATTGTCGGTTAATTATTTATATAATGAAAAAAGCCAGATTGCAATGCAACCTGGCAAAGTTTTTTCTATTGGGAGGAAATATTGAATGCTTATTACAATATATCTAATATTAGACCTACCACAAATTAAAAAGGGTGGCAAGTGCCACCCTTCAAATCCCAGAATTTATTTTTAGTTATGCACCTGGTGAACCAAATACACATCTTGGATCAGAGAATCCAAAAGAATATCTCTCACGAGCTTTGTATCTCATGTTTCCAGTATCAAAGTCTGCTTCCATACCAGTTGATAAAGCTACACGCTCAAAATGTAAGAACCCACGAGGAGTATCTGTCAAGATGAAGAATGCATCTGTATCAGTTAAGAAATCATTTACCACATAACCTTGAGGTAACATGCCTGTAGTTTTAAGGGCATTTAAATCATTGTCAGAAGTACCAACTCTTAATGCTGAGTTCATAATTCTTTCCGCAACAAATTGTAATTGTCTAGGAACAATTAATTTAAGACCTCTTAATGCTACAATAAGACCTCTCTCATCAACAAAACCTGCAATCTTAATTAACGCATCTTCAAGAGATGTTTCATTAAGGTCTGCTGCAGTTGAAGGTTCATTCGCAAATGTCGCTCCAGTTGTTAATGGGTGATCTGTTGCACAGAGTTCTTTACCATCACCACCAGTTACAGTGCTATCAAACGCATTGTTCAATACAGCTGCCGCTTTAACTTGCTTAGTGTGTGCCATTGAACGTGCTAAAGCCTTTGTGTATCTAGCAGAAAGTCTGTCATAAAGATTATCTTCTACAGCTTCTTCTGTGATACTAAATGCTAAAGCAATAGTCTCATGGTTATACCTTGCAGTATATGCTTCATTTGCATCGTCAAACGCTACTCCAGTACCTTCCGATTTAGTCGGTGCAGCACCAAAGCCAGATAACATTACTTCTTCTTCAAATGATCTGTCTGATGACTCTGTTGTGAAAATTTCAGAGTGTTGGTTTTCATATCTACCATACTCCATTCCAAAAAGAGCATTAAGACCTGGCTCTAGCTCTTTAGATAATTGTGCTCTACTTATCGCCATAATTAATCTCCTTTAAGAAATAGCTGCATCAGAATCTCCAACAGAACTGAAGAAGATGTGATTGTTAATTTTAACGATATAATTTACCCCAGCAGCAGAATGATCTGCATTTGTAGGATCATCGTGGATACCCAATATCATCAAAGGATTAGACGGATCTGAATCCTCTGCTGTAGATATATCGATCTGAGCAGTTGAAATACCACTAGTAGTGTTCCCTGCTGCACCATTTTCAAGTTCTACTGTCTTGAAAATATCTGCTCTAGCAGTTGCCTTATTGGTATTTGTTCCATCAGATGCAACAATATATCTTTGCATAGGGTTATCATACACAAATGCTTTTATATCGTGGTTAGTGTTTGCTGACCCAGAACCAGGCCATGTGTTAGAAAACTTTAGTTTTCCTGTTGTTGCGTCAACATATTCACAACCTGCAAAAACACCTAACAACTGTTTTGTATCACCAGTTGCTGAGCCTATTGCAACAGTTCCACCCGTTAATTCAACAACAACAGGTGAACCTTGGAATATAGCTGAAGCATCACTTGCGATAAAGTATTGATTTACTCCATCAGCAGTAGTACCGCCAAAACCATTAATTGGTTTTAAGCCGAATTTTAAGCTTACATTAGCCATAATGTATTACTCCTAAATTAAAATTAAAATTTCATTAGGATTCACCTTTTCGGTTTCCTCCAAATGTTACACGACTTTGCCTCTCCTTTTGGATTGGCATAGAAGGATGTGACTCCTTCATTAAGTTTTCATCTACAGCCGTCATTTGGTTGCGGGTTCGACCCCGGTAATATTCGTTTCTTTCCAATGCCGTCTCTTCAGGTATCCTAGCCAATATCAAGCCTCCTTGACCAATCACACCAGCGTATTTACCTTCCGTAATTGTGGAAAAGTCTTGATCAGAATATTCGTCAGCACGAACAGGTTCCCAACCTTCTCTTAATTTAGCGTGGACGTTCATTTGATCCTCCTCGCCTCTAAGGTTAGTTCTTATCCATCTCTGTCTATATCCCTCTGGTGGTTTTGGAGCATCAAGTCTGCTCGGTGGTGACCAGGGTTTTCTACGGGTAGCGTTTTCCCGTGAGTTCGCTTCTCTTTTAGTTCGATCTGTCATAATCTACTCCTTTACATACTTTGCGTACTCTTCAAGAGGTACGTTAAGTTTTTTAGCGATTGCCACCTGCGAAGGAGTCAACCTAACAGTTCTGCGTCCCTGTTTCTTGCGTGAAGCGGAAGTGTCAGCAGGAGCGACCCTGGCACTTCCTCCGTTTGCTCGTTCAGTTGTAAATTTGTCTGGGAACAAACCTTTTAACTGACGATCAATCTCATCATAGTATTCATCAGAAGAAAGGTCAAACCCTTCTTCAGATAATTTTTGGTGAATGCCCATAGCTGTACTTGTCATCACTTGATCTTCACCAAACCATTCATTCTTTTCTGCCCAAGCTTGTGCCTTTGGATCAACAGGTGCTGCTTGAGGTTGTGCTTGAGGTTGTGCTTCATTCTGAGGTTGATCAGAAATCTGTTTTGCTTGTGCATCTTGCCTATCTTTCGCTATTCTATGACGTTCTTGTTCTATAGAAATTTTTGAAAGTGCCTGTTGTGCATCAAACATTTTATCAACATCACCGGCATCGTGAGCCTCTTTATAGTTCTTTTTTGCCTGTTCAAGTTGAGCATCAAGCCTTGTACCATACTCAGAAATATAGCCTTGATCTAAATTTTTTAAGCGTTCTTTGAGTTTTTCATTTTCTAAGGCTGCTTCCTGGGCCTTCCTCTCCGCTTCTTGCTTGGCTCTTTCTTCGTTTTTGTATTTGGTTGTGAGCTTTTTGATTCTATCTTGTGCCCTTTTACCAACATCTTGTAGTTCTTTGTCATCGGAGTCTTCTGCTTTTTGTTCAGACTGTCCAGAACTAGGTTTATCTTCTGTCTTAACATCAACAGCAGATTGATTAGTTTCGTCCAAAGTAACTTCAACATCTTTTTCCTCTTCAGTTGTTTCAATTTTTTCTTCAGCTAAATTTTCTGACATGTTTTATTTCCTTATATATGTTTAATATCTTCTGGATCTAATATCGTAGCTATAACTTCATCATCGTTAATAACACGAACTTCCATATCTTCTAATGAAAAGCGTGACCCTGCATATCGACCTATGCAAATCCAATCACCTTCCTTGCACCAGACTCTATCTTCTTCAAATACAGCAGGTCCAAACTTAGCAGTATCTTGATACGCTAAAGGTCCAACTTTAAGGACATATGCAACAACTGTCGCTAATGCTTCTCTCTGTCGTATTTGATCTGGTATAATAACACCCTTATCAGTAACTTCTTTACCTTGATAAGGTGCAACAAGAATCCTCCAACCAGTTGGTTGAGGTAGTCTTTCTTTAAATGATTTATCTAAAAGAGTAGGATCTAATACCCTCTCTTCTTTTTTAACATAAGCTTTTTCTTTATTTTTCTTCTGAAGTATATGATCAGGTACTAATAATGTCTTGGGCATCTTCGTAATTCTTCTCCAACAAGGACTTCATTTCCTCCTTTGCGTAGGTTAAGCCTTGTATCTCACCTACAAGAAGTCGGTAGTTCTCAATATCTTGAATACCACCAGATGTTAAGATCGTAGCAATATCTTGCTCACGTCTTTCTAACATCTTATATACATGTTTTGCGAAGTCTGCAACATCCATCTTGTATTTTTTAATAAACTCCAGAAAAGTTATTGCCAGAAACTTGTATAGAACCACCATTAGCTTTTTTAACAACCATAGTTTTACCATTTTCGCTAACAAGTTTTTCTGTGTCTGTGTCTATTTTACCTTTAAATGGTTTTGCTAAAGACTTTGCTAACAAAGCACGATCTGCATCTGAAATAGTTTTTCCAGACTCAGATTGAAAACCCATTTTTTTACGAGTATTACTGGTTGATTTTTTAAGACTTCTAAGAGATCCCTTAACAGGCCCTCCTTCTTTCAAAAACCCTATTTTTTCTCTAACAGGTTTTGATAATTTAGGAAGACCTTTGTTTCCTTTTGGAATAGGTTTTAAATCTTTCTTTTTATTCATTTCTTTCTCCTTTTTCTTAAAATGCTTTTTAAAGTTTTAGCTTGTTTTGCGTGTAACTTAGATGCTTTTTTTAAACCCTTAATTACTTTTTTAACTTTCTTAGTATGCATTACTTACTCCTTTTAGTTAAAACTTGTAGTCCCTGTTTACCAAAACGATACCCAAACGAGCTCCCTATCACTATATACAACATGTGATGGAACCAATCGGGTGTGTGTTGATCTAAAAATATAAACCCTTCTTTAACGTATTCCTGTGTCCAAGGCAGGAAACACGCCGTCAGAACCGCTATAAACCAAAGTGACCACGCCTCGTCCTTCCAACTTTCACCCATCTGATTTGTAAGAGCCTGCTCATTAAGAAAACTAGATGTGGCCTCAGTCTCGTAAACCTTCGCTTCCGCTTTGGCTTTGGCTACTTTAACTTCTGTTTCGGCTTTTGCTTTATCAACACGGCCTTGTAACCACGTTCCAGCGAGAGAACTTATAGGGCCTATAATTGCATTTAGCATATTTTACTCCTTATTTGGCGAGAGATACTTGCAGATTAACTATAACATAACTCATAAATTAATTTAAAAAGATTTAAATTGAGCAAATATCTCTCATAACTGGTGAGGAAGGCAGGCACCCCTGCGAACCCTCCTCATATATTAACATTTCCATCTTCTCCTTGCTTGTCTCAGTCTACTATTCGGATCTTTTGCTGCTTTTGGAAACTTTTTCATCTGTCCTGCACTTCTTGCACAAAATGATTTACGCCTTTTTGCTGCTTTACTACCTTTTTTTACTTTACCAGTGACAGCAGTCTTTAATTTACTGCCAGGATTATCTCTTCTGTACTTTGCAACACCTGCTTTTGTCATTCCAGCACCAGATTTGGTAGAACGAAAGTACTTTTTAGTTTTTGGTGGTTGTTTATCCCGTTTTCGTGCCACGTTTCTTCCTTCTAACTGATTTTACTCTCCTAGGCTTACCTGCTGGTTGTCCTAATCTCTTTTTCTGGGCAATTCTTGTTCTTTTTTCTGTTTTTGTAAGTTCTTTTGAGGTTTTTGGGGTCTTAGACGAAATCCTTTTCGAGGGACGACAATATGGAGTACCCCGTTTCTCACCTTTCTTTCTCCCACAGGCCTTCCCCGTGCGGACATCTTTCCAATCCTCCTTAAACCAACGCTTTAACGCCAATCCTTTTTTAGTTTTTCGTACAGCCACTAAAAAATCCTTGTCTTTTTACGCCTATTTTCTCTTACAACACCACATCCATTGGCTATAAAACCACCATTTTTCAACGTGATGATACCACCTTCTGCTGCTTTTTTTGTTTTCTTCTTTTTACTTGAATTTCCATAGTTTGCAGCACCAACTTTTCTGCATTTTGCAATAGCTCCAGAAGCATAAGCTGATGGAAAAACCTTATAACGAGATTTTACTTTGTAATAACAAGCGTCTTTTGCCATAATTACCCCTTTATACTTTTAGTTATCCATAAAAATAGTGCATATACAACTAAACCATATACTGTAGCGATCCCAATATCAACTAAATGTTCACGCATATGATAGATGAATTGTATACCAGCTTCAACATCACTACCGCCACCTTCGGTAACATTGATCGTTTTAGTAAAATTTTCTACATCACTAACTGTTTGTTCTATCATTTATTTTTACCTTGCAAATATTTAGGTGCTTCATTGTTCTTTATTTTTAGGTACTGTTTTAGGTACGCAATAAGCCTTGACCCAAATTCGACTATCCCCAGCGAGTGATGGGTCATAGTTTTGTGATCTAATCTTTGATGCAATTCTAAGGCACGAATCCAAATCACTGAAGTAGACACTTTCTTGAACCGTTCCTGATAAAAATACTACTAATAACCATGTCATTTACCATTTTCTTTCGACCTTGTAAATGCAGTCGTTCCCATAAAAGTTGCAACGATACCTAAATTTGCCACAACATATGTTGAAAGTAAAGCCGTAACCATTTCAACTCTTGCATCTGGTATAGCTGGTGACATAACTAGTACTATTAATATAATTGATGAGATAGATGACACCCAACAAAGCATACGTTGTTGATCTTGCATCTTATCAGAGTTCTCAAGACGTATCATATGCTCAGATCTTGCAAGTTCATCATCACTCACAATGCCATCACCATCTAAATCAAACTGTTCGTATTGACTACCTTTTTGTAATTTCTTGCTCATTTGAAACTGTCCTTTATACTTTTTACTACGTTTTTCAACGTAAAAGGTTTTTCATTAGGT